GAAGATTAAAGAACAAATAAGCTATGGTGACAGACCTGAAAGAATGGACCCAAGATTAGAACGAAAATTGGGAAGTCCTGAAAGTTTGTATGCAAAAAATCCTGCATTGAAAAAAGGATCTAAGGATGTAGAAAGGTTGATTAGTGCTAGATTTGGTAAAGTAGCTGATAAGTTAAAACAAGTTACTGGAATACAGGATATTAGTTCTCAACAAGTCCAAGGAATGATTTATCAGGAAATGATGAGTAAAGTTCCCATGATTATGAGTATTGAGGGTAGACACCGAGAAGAATTAGAACAACTTGCTATCGACGCTTGTTTAGAAGAATCACAAGTTCCAAATGATTGGTTTACAATTGAAGCGAAGTTAAACAGAGCTCCAATCAATACTTCCGATTTTAAGTTGAAACCAAAAAAACCTCAAGACGCTCCACCACTTGAGATTCCTTCATTTGATGTTGAAGATTTGACCGATGAAGAAATTAGGGAGTTGGAAATTCACAAAAGAAACATGATTAACGCTTTGGTTCAAGGTGCTGCAAAAAAAGGACATTATATTTTCCAAAAACCTGAAGTCAAACAAAGATTAGACGAGATAGACCCTCGATTATATCCCGCTTATTTGGGAATAATGGCAATCAATGATTTCCTTTATTTTTCTATGGAACAAATGATTGAACAAATGTCCCAAACTGGAAGTGGTGTTGCTGGTAAAGTTAAGTTGGAAAACAATGACGAAGATGAGGACGAAGAAGGTGGTGAGGAAAAACCTGATACTAAAATTGTCGCTGAAGGTCTAATATTCCCAATTTTATGTCATGAAGTTATTAAAGGCCTTGAAGAATCTATTGGTAGACATGGATTACCTGAAGACCCTGAGATGTCTCAACAAGTAAGAGACGTAACTGATGTATTATCAAATGAACCAATGCAACTTCGAATCGGTCCTGAAATTATCGAAAAGATTAGATTTGCATTACCTGATGAAATGTTCGATGAGGAAAACAAAGGTCTTACACCATGGTTTCATTCAATTCTATATAAAACAGAGGCTAAGGAATTCTTAGAAATTATTGGTAATGCAATTTCTGAAGACGAGTCTAAGGTGAAACGTGCAACTGCAAAATTCAGAGAAATCATGAAACAGGCACAACAATCCAAGAAAGAGTATGATGAATTCAAAGGTGAAGAAGGTACTCAAGGTAGCGATGACGATGATGATTTTGGACTTGATGACCTTTATAGAGATTTAGGAATTCCAAGACCATAAAAAATCCGAATATGATTTAATTTTGTGAACAAAGAACAATTAATTATAGAATATACGAAGTGTATGAGGAGTACTCCTTATGCACTTCGTTCTTATTTACAGACATACGATAATACAGTATCAAAGTATGTCCCATTAGAACTTTTTCCTGACCAAGTTTCACTACTTGAAGATTACGAAAGCTACAACGAAAACATTGCATTAAAATATAGACAAGCGGGGGTTTCAACGGTAACCGCGGCTTGGGCGTCAAAAAAACTTGCGTTTGCAAGAAAGGAAAAACCTGAAAAAGTTCTAATCATCGCCAACAAGTTGGATACTTCAGTGGAAATGGCCAATAAGATACGGGCGTTTATTGAACAATGGCCTGATTGGGTTGGAATCGGGTTTTCAGTAGAAAAAAACTCTCAAAGACATTTCAAACTTAATAACGGATGTGAGGTTAAAGCGGTGGCAACATCCAAAGATGCTCTTAGAGGTTATACACCGACAATTCTTATTTTTGACGAAGCGGCCTTTATCGAGGCTGATGGAGACTTCTGGTCTGCTTGTATGGCGTCACTATCCACGGGTGGTAAAGTTATTGTAGTTTCCACACCAAACGGTTACGACCCAATATATTATGAAATATATGATCAAGCGTTAAGAGGAATGAATGATTTCAAAATCTCTGAAATGTTTTGGTATCGAGACCCTCGTTACACCAAAGATTTATACATGGTAAAGACAAATGATTTGGTTCATTATCTTTTGAATCGAGAAGACTACCCTGTAGATACTGTAATTAACTTAGCCAATGATAATCCTTACGAAAGAGATCATACTATTGTAACAGATTATATTTCTCAAGGGTATAAACCGTGTTCTGCATGGTTTGAGGGAATGGTAAAAAAACTCAAGTACGATAGACGTAAAGTTGCTCAAGAACTTGAATGTAACTTCTTAGGATCGGGTGATAACGTATTCGATTCAGATCTAATGCAGAACATTTCCAAAAACCAACTAAGGGCCCCACAAGCTAAACTTATGGGTAATGCTTTGTGGATTTTTAAGGAGCCTGTAAATGGTCATAAGTATGTGATGGGTGTTGACGTTTCTCGTGGAGACTCAGAAGATTTTTCATCAATACAAATTATTGATTTTGATGAACGGGAACAAGTATTAGAATATGTTGGTAAAATCCCTCCCGATGTGCTAGCTGAAATTGCTTATAAGTGGGGGACAATGTACAATGCCTATTGTGTAATTGATATTACTGGTGGTATGGGAGTTTCAACTGCCAGGAAAATGCAAGAATTACAATATCAACCCGGATTGTATGTTGATGGAGTCGATACTTCCAACAAATGGAAGTGGGACCCGAAAATCAATGAAAAAATTCCTGGTATCAACTTTAATACAAAAAGAGTTCAAATTATAGCAGCATTTGAAGAGGGTGTTAGACACGGATTTAAGATATATTCACATAGAACGTATAATGAGATGAATACCTTTGTGTATATTCATGGAAGACCTGATCACCAAAAAGGACAACATGATGACTGTATTATGGGTCTTTCCATGGCAATTTATGTTGCTGAAAAGTCATTTCAATCACTAACAAAAGTTGTTAATCACACAAAGGCCATGTTGAATTCGTGGTCAACCGTGATGAATGAAAATAAAAATACTTCAGATTTTTTTAATCCTTTAGTACCTCAGATGGGTAGAAACTCCAACTTGAATAATAATGGAGCATCTAAAGCTGATTACCAAAAATATGGATGGTTATTTGGTGCTAAATAACTATTTATATTACTGAGGTAAAGAGTAAACTTAGATTATGGCAGAACAAAATATGACGGTTTGGCAAAGACTGTCACAAACATTTGGACCTAACTCATTATTAAATCAAGACTATCCAACATTCAAGTTTGATAAAAAGGAACTCCTACGCACAAAAAGTAGAGAGGAGTATGAGAAAGAAAAACTTCAAGCACAACAAACATATTATCTTACCAATCAGTGGTCTAAGGTAGAGAACAATCTGTATTCACAGGCGATTTATTATGAACCAACAAGGTTATCCGCTCAATACGATTATGAATCAATGGAGTATACTCCTGAGATTTCTGCGGCATTAGACATTTATGCTGAAGAATCCACTACGACAAACGAGGATGGATTCATATTACAAATTTATTCTGAATCAAAAAGAATAAAAGGAGTGTTGGCGGATTTATTCAATAATGCGTTGGATATCAATACTAATTTACCAATGTGGACACGAAACACCTGTAAGTATGGTGATAACTTTGTGTATCTTAAATTAGACCCTGAAAAAGGAATTGTTGGAGTACAACAATTACCAACCATAGAAATAGAACGACATGAGGTAGGTGCTAGTGGTAAAATTTCTGTTGATGTAAAAAATGATGTCGATAAGGACAAAAAAGGATTACACTTCACTTGGAAAAATAAAAATATGGAATTCCAATCATGGGAAATTGCTCACTTCAGATTGTTGGGAGATGACAGAAAACTTCCTTACGGTACTTCTATGTTGGAAAAGGCTAGAAGGATTTGGAAACAATTACTTTTGTGTGAGGATGCGATGTTAATTTATCGTACATCAAGAGCTCCAGAAAGAAAAATGTTCAAAGTGTTCGTAGGTAATATGAACGATGACGATGTTGAAGCATATGTACAACGTGTTGCCAACAAGTTTAAAAGAGAACAAATTGTTGATAGTAAAACAGGTAACGTAGATATGAGGTTTAATCAAATGGCGGTTGACCAAGATTATTTTATTCCTGTAAGAGACCCCGCAGCACCAGACCCAATCTCAACATTACCTGGAGCAACTAACTTATCTGAAATTGCCGATATTGAATATATCCAAAAGAAATTGTTAACCGCCCTCCGAGTACCAAAAGCATTCTTAGGATTTGAAGAAGTTGTTGGTGATGGTAAAAATTTGGCATTACAGGATATTCGATTCGCTCGTACCATTAACAGAATTCAAAAGAGTATGATTGCCGAACTTAACAAGATTGCAATTGTACATTTATTCTTATTAGGATTTGAAGACGAACTTTCAAATTTTACAATCGGATTAACAAATCCATCCACCCAAGCAGATTTATTAAAAATAGATGTTTGGAAAGAAAAAGTATTATTATACAAAGATTTAGTTTCTGATCCAGGAAATGGAATTCAGGCAACTTCATCTACATGGGCTAAGAAACACATATTTGGATGGTCGGATGATGAAGTTCGTTTGGACTTACAACAACAAAGAATTGAAAGAGCGGTAGGAGAAGAGTTAAAAGCAACCCCAACTGTGATAACCAAAACTGGTTTGTTTGATAATATTGACAAATTATATGGTAGTCAAACAGGTTCAACACCAACCGCAGGGGCTGCGACTACAATGGATGGAGGAGAGGAATTAGGATCCACACCATCATTCGGTGGAGGTGGTGAAATCCCTGGTGGAGAACCTGAGTTACCACCGGCTGGAGGAGAAGCTCCTCCTCCCTCTGAAATAACTCCAGAATCAAGGAAAAAAGATTTAAACATTTTAGTGGAAAATAATTTAATTGAAGGGTCTCAAATGATAAATTTGGGCCAGGGGCAAGATTCTTTAGGGGAAATTTCAAAACACTTAGATAAGTTATTAAATTCATAATATTTATTTGAAAAAGACACAATGACCTTCGGAATAGTAAAATCCCTGATAGAAAAGAATCTCTTGGAATCCTACAAAAATGAAATGGAATTCAAAAAGACTTTACGAGAATTCAAACACAACGTTTTGAGTAATAAAGCTATGTCTAAAGCATATGCGATTTATGACCAACTGAGTTCACCTCAAGGGTTGGCAGAACAAGATGCAAAAGATTTTATTGAAGAAGGGATTTCTTTATTAAACAAAATTTTACCAAGTATCAAACTTCCAATTACACTTTCCGAAAAAACTGAAAACAAATATCCTGAAATTGATACGTTAGTTTATAGTCAAGGTGTTAATTTAATTGAAAGATTAAATGCAAAGAAAAGTATTCTAAAAGTAATTTCATCAACCAAAGAAACAATTAAAGAAAATATTAATATTCCGATTAGTTCTATGGTTTCCATTGCAAACCAAACAGTCAATAACTACGTACTTAGTTTAGATGAAAATTCTAAAAAAGAATTTTTTCAAATTGTTTCTGAAGATGTCAAAACTTTAGAGACGAAATTTGAGACAATAAAAGAAAGTGCAATATCTAAATTAACTGCACTTCAAAATAGTGAAGATTCACAGGACATTAAAACAAAAATTTTAGAGACAATTGATAAAGTTAAGTCAGAAAAATTTGACCAATTAAATTTCTTAAAATTAAAAAATTTGGAAGAATCAATTTGATTTGTCTTTAAGACTTTGAATATATTTCGCATTCAGAATCTGTGCTCTTCTAAGTACAGATTTTTTTGTATATTCCCGTTTCTCAAATAAAATTTGATTTTGTTTTGTTTTAATTACTTTTGACTTTAGGGTCTTGAGAGCTTTCTCAATGTTATTACCCTGATTGATTTTTATTATTATCATATATATGAAATATCTTTAAGTATAAAAAAATTTTGACATTTATGTATATATTGTATATTTTTTCATTAATAAATAAACATACGTAATATCATTATTAATGAAAAAAGGAAAAAGTGTTAAACTTAACCTGTTCAATCCTATTAAGTCCCAATATGGGACAGTAGACTCCAAAAACTTAAAATCGGTTTATATTAATATTCAGTCATGGGTCACACCAAAAGAAGAATTGGATAATTGGAATCGAGTTGTATCAGGTTTAGGAAGAGAAATAAAAAATTCAGTTTTTGAATCAATCGATTCAAAAATTTTTCAAGAAAAAAATATTGTTGATTTGGACCTTCGGACAAGTGGAATATTAAAAGGGAAAAAATCATTTTTTAATTTGGAAATCAATCTATATACCCACCGAGAAATGGATTTCAAGTGTGATGAAATCAAAGAATCCATAAAAAATATTGTTAAATCAATCTATAAAAATAACGTGATTCAAAACAAATACTTTGATTTTTCAATTTCTAAAAAAGACGAAATCTAACAAACTATTCAAATCCGTATATTTATCTTAAAAGATTAGATGAAAAATTTAAGAATTTTAGAAGCAAGTGAACTTGGACATGGTATTCTCATAGAAATGGATGCGGGTTGGGTTTCACCAAAAGACGTACAGAATATTGACATTCTAAAAGAAGCCTCCAATTTAGATTATAGAAATCCATTTGAATTTTATGCTGTTCTTCAAAAATATGATACTCCGAATAGAAATGGTAGAACATATCCTGAAAGGATTTTGAAAAGAGAAGCAGATAGATATAAACAATCTATTTCTAAGGGTTTGTCAACATCAGAATTAAATCACCCTGAATCATCATTAATAGACTTAGACAGAGTATCTCACATCATCACAGACATATGGTGGGATAAAAATATACTCATGGGAAAACTCAAATTATTGACATCTCCAGGGTTTCACGAAAGAGGTATAGTTTCAACTAAGGGAGACCAAGCAGCTAACTTAATGAGACAAGGCGTAACTTTAGGGATTTCTTCAAGAGGAGTTGGGTCATTAAAAAAAGTTGGTGAAAGAAATGAAGTACAAGATGACTTCGAATTGATATGTTTTGATTTGGTATCATCGCCTTCAACTCCAGGAGCTTATTTGTTCACAAACCCTGATGAAAGAAGTAAGTATGAAGAAAATTTAGAGGAAGAAAGAAACTCTAAACAAAATAATGAGTATGTAGAAAAGTCGGTTGACTTA